ATGTCGGACTTGGTACGGGGAACATCGAGCAAAAGATGGCGATGCTCTCAATGGTTCTTGCAAAACAAGAGCAGATCATTCAAGCGTACGGCCCGAACAATCCTTTAGTGTCTGTCTCGCAATATCGAGGGACGCTCGGAAAGTTGATTGAGGCAGCAGGCTTTGCAGACTCGGCTGAGTTCTTCAAGCAAGTGACACCGGAGGTTGATGCTGCACTTGCACAACCTCAGCAACAAGGCCCAGACCCTGCCGTACAAATGATGATGGCTCAGGCTCAAGCGGATATTGAGATCAAGCGTCAAAAGGCTATGGCAGACATTCAGCTTGCAAGAGAGAAGGCTCTAGCCGAGTTAGAACTCAAGCGCATGGAGTTCGAGGCAGAAGCGCAGATGAAGGCTATGAAAGTCGGCGCAGGCATTACGTCTAACATCGAGATACCAGGGTAATCATGGCTTTAGTTGACGAACTACCGGCTGGATGGGATAGCTACGACGCAGCGCAAAAGATTGCGTGGTTCAACGCTAATAATGTCTCAACGACTGAATTACTCAATGCTGGCGTTGATACCGATTCAATCAATTGGATGCTTAACAACGGGTACGCTCCGCCTCCAGAGCCGCCTCCGTATGTACCCCCACCTCCGGTTTATGTGCCTCCGGAGCCTGTGTATGTACCTCCGGCCCCTATACAGAACGAACCTGTTTATTACGAACCAGAACCTGTCTACGAACCTCCTCCGTATGTGCCTCCACCGCCACCTGCGCCGCCACCTGCGCCTGTTTACAACGTATTCGGTCTTAACTGGGACTCTGGTTCGTCGTTAGCCACTAAACAAGGCTATGTTAGCTCTTTGCTAACAGCAGGTATTACGCCAGATCAGATCAAGGCAAAGATTGCCGAGCTAGATCCGGCAAGTGCAACGCAGGCCAATTACGATTTATTAGGCATACCAAACCCACCTCCGTATGTTCCTCCTATCGAGGAGCCGCCGCCGGTTGTAACGCCTCCTCCGGTAACGCCGCCTGTTGTCGAAACACCTACGGTCACTCCACCACCGCAAGCATTCCCGCTAGAACCCGTTAACAATGTGAGCACACCTATGGCTACAACCTACAATGTCTTTGGGTTGGAATGGGATCCAAATTCCTCGCTCGCAACTAAACAGAGCTACATTCAGTCTCTATTAACTGCTGGCATCACACCAGATCAAATCAAATCAAAGATTGCGGAGTTAGATCCAGCTAACGCAAATCAAACTGTTTATGACTTGCTTGGCATACCTACTAGCCAACCTGTTACGCCACCGCCGCCTCCAACTTACGATGTATTTGGAGTGCAATGGAATACCGCAGCACCTTTAGCCACAAAACAAGGCTACATCCAACAGCTTCTTGCATCCGGTAGGTCTAAGGCTGAACTACGCAACTACATCAGGAACGTAGACCCAACTAACGCAACAGACGAAGCATTCGCGGCTCTTGGCTTGCAAGACGCTCCTACTGCCGAGGTGCGTAATCCTTCTCAGGATGCTGTAACGCTAATGGCTGGACAGCTTGGTTTAGGCCTACCTCCTGAATGGCAATACTACACAGGCCAAGACAAAGTTAACTGGTTCAACTCCAAGGGGATAACTGCTGACATGCTCAGGCAGTACAATGTTCCTGAGTTTGATATTCAGCAGGCTATCTCTTACGGGCTAGGACAAACCGGTACGGCAGCGCCTCCGACATGGAAGCTGCCTGCCGGTATGACTCTTCCGAGCGACTGGAATGTTTACACGGGCGCACAAAAGATCGCTTGGTTCAATCAGAACAAGATCACAGCAGACATGCTGCGGTCTATGGGTGTGCCAGAGGCAGACGTTCAGTCATCTATCCAAATGGGGTTGGGGCAAACCGCAACTACGCCAACAACGCCTAGCACGTTTGATCCTAGTCGCTACATGCCTCCGACGTTTAACCTTCCATCGACTAACTTTGTGCCGTTTCAAACGGGTGGCGGTCAAACAAGCCTTGCTGCGCCAACATCGGGGTTCTTTTACAAGACAACGCCAACCCCAGAAGTTCCCTTTCAGTTTCAGTCCGGCGCTGCTGGCTACACAAACCTTCGCCCCATGACGCTAGAGTTTGGCGTTCAACCTGCCGTATCTCAAGTGCAACAGTTTCAGCCTGGTTACTTCAATCAAACCGGTTTACTTAAAAACTACGATTGGGCGAAAACCAATACTCAGTTAGCAGAGCAGGCGGCGCAACAAGCTCAACAGCAAGCCGCGCAAGATGCCAACGTATCCCAAGGCGGAGCGATGGGCGGCAAGATCGTAGGCTTTACAGACTACGAAGAAAAGCCAGATGGTGAGGTTGGTTACGAGAAAGGCGGAAAGATTCGATCGTTGCTTGGGCCTAACCCAGACGGGCCAGACGAAGGCTACGCCAAGCTACAGCGCGGCGAATATGTCATTCGTAGGAAAGCGGTAAACAAGTACGGTGAGGACTTCTTAGAAGCACTTAATGAAGCAAGAATGCCTAAAAACAAACTAAAGAGCCTGCTATGACACAACGATGGGAACGAGCAAAAGCATTACTTGGTGATGAGTTTCTGACGGAAATCTTCGATGAGTTGGAAAAAGACAACATCGAGCGTATCATCAATAGTAATCCTGACGACATTGACTTACGCGAAGAGTCATACGTGGCAATTCGCGCAGTGCGTCAGGTTAAGGCGCGTCTTGAATCTGTTGCCGCCGAAGGCGAGATAGTGAAGAGACGATTTAAGATTTTTAAGTAGAGGTTAGTGTATGGCAAGCAGCAACCCGCAAGGGACTAGCTTAACAGTGGGACAGGCAGCAGATGCCTTCTTGGGTCTAATGAATGGTGGCGAACCTCCTCCGGAGCAAGTTCAAGACCAATCGGAAGAACAAGAGGTTGCGGCCAGTGAATCCGAATATGAGGAAGCAGCAGAGGAAGTTCAGGAAGAGGAACCACGCTTTACGGTGAAAGCCGCGGGTGAAGAGCGTGAAGTGACCCTCTCAGAACTTATCGAGGGCTACCAAAAGGGTACGGATTACCATAAAAAGACTAACGCGCTTGCCGAGCAGCGTAAGGCTGTAGAGGCTGAAAAGGCCGCTGTAGAGCAAGCAAAGCAGGCGAGAGACGCATATTCTCAGCGTTTGCAGGCTATGGATCAGTTCCTAAGCCAACAAATGCGTGGCGAGGATATTGAAAGTTTGAAGGAAACCGACCCGATTGCGTATGCGGTCAAGGTCGCAGAGCAGACTAGGCAAAAAGAGCAGATTCAACAGATTCGTGCTGAACAGCAACGCATTGCAAGAGAGCAACAGGCAGAGCGTGAGGCGCATCTTGAGAAGCACTTAGCCGAAGAAGCGAAAAGGGTAGCCGAGGCAATCCCTGAGTATGCACATCCTGAGAAGGGTGAGAAGGTTCGCTCTGAACTTCGTAGCTTTGCAAAGAGTATTGGTTACTCGGATGCAGAGTTATCAAATGCAACAGACTCTCGCGCTGTGTTGACGTTGTGGATGGCAAGTCAGTACCAGAAATTGCAGAAGGCCAAGCCTGGTGTAACCAAGAAAGTTGCCGAGGCTCCCAAGATGCTAAAGGCTGGTAATGCCACGGGTAAGACCATAGCAACAGAGGCAGCAAAACAGGATCTTGCGCGACTTAAAAAGACTGGTTCTCGACAAGACGCAGCAAGGGTTTTTGAACGATTTTTGTAATTTGGAGTAATCATGTCTGTTCCTTCAGGTACATTCCAGACCTTCACGGCTATCGGTCAGCGTGAAGATCTAACCGATGTTATTTACAACATCAGCCCGACCGAAACGCCCATCCTTTCTTCGCTTGCTCGTACCAAAGCAACTGCTGTGTACCACGAGTGGCAGACGGATACCCTTGCCGCAGCAACGACCAACAACGCACAAGTTGAAGGTGACGACGCAACGGCAGCAACCATTAGCCCGACAACCCGTCTCGGTAACTACACACAGATCGTTTCCAAGACGATCCAAGTGTCAGGCACGATGATGGCCGTTGATCTTGCAGGTCGTCGCGCTGAGAAGGCTTATCAACTCAGTAAGGCTTCGCAAGAGCTCAAGCGAGATCAGGAAACGATCATCTCTGCTAACCAAGGTCGTAGTGCTGGTAACTCGTCCACTGCTCGCAAGATGGGTTCGCTTTTGTCTTGGCTCAAGACCAACTCGAACTACAACACGACTGACGGTGCTAACCCAACCACAATCGGCGTGAGCACACGCTCGGACGGTACAACCCGTACCTTTACCGAGGCAATCCTTAAGGATGGTGTTCAGCAGGTTTACACCTCTGGCGGCAGCCCCAAGATCCTCGTGGTTGGCCCTGCACTCAAGCAGACCGTTTCGGCCTTTGCAGGTATCGCAGCACAGCGTTACATGGCACCTTCTGACGCACCGACGACCATCATCGGCGCAGCAGATGTGTACCTGAGCGACTTCGGTTCGATCTCTGTAGTCCCAGATCGTTTCGTTCGTAGCCGTGATGCGTTCATCCTCGATCCTGAGTATGCAGCGATTGGTTATCTGCGTCCCTTCCAGACCAACGAGCTTGCCAAGACTGGTGACTCGGAGAAAACTCAGATCCTTGCTGAGTTCACGATGGAGATGCGTAACGAGGCTGCCCACGGTATCCTGGCTGACCTCAAGACAGCGTAACAAAAACTGTGGTAAAAAAGAGGGAGGCGTAACAACCTCCCTTTTTTTATGCTCAAAACTAAATTTCATGCAACCGACGATCAGTATGTCTTTGAGAGAACTCAAGACATCACGGATATTGTCGAGCAGAACAAAGCACTCTATAACGCAACAGATGAGCGCGAGCGTTGGGGTGAGTGGACTCGATACGCGCAGCTACCCTTTGCGGTGGTTGACGACCTAAACAAACAAGGGATCATGCGAGGCTTTGCTATCGCAGACGAGAAGAAATTTAGGGCGTGGATGAACGACCCAGAAAACAGACACTTCAGAACTAGACCAGGGAAAGTATGAAGATAGCCTTTTGTGTTCCATGTCGGGACACGATGATGACGGGGACGGCCTTTGATATGGCTCGTCTGGCAGCATACGACGGGGCCAACAGATGTGCGACAACAGGAGGTTCTTTCCTCTTGTATACCGCACCTGGGACTCTCATCTTCAGTCAAAGAGAGTCTTTGGCTAAGGAAGCCTTAGCAGACGGTGCTGAGTACATCCTTTGGGTGGACTCGGATATGAGGTTCCCAAAGAACACGTTAGAACGACTGTTAGCGCACGGACAAAAGATCGTCGGGGTTAATGCAGTCACGAGGCGTAAGCCAGTTCTACCAACTGCGATCAATTTTCACGAGGATAAAGAGATCTTCGAGAAGATCGAGAGTCGAGGAAAGAAGGGTATCGAAGAGGTGACTGCTGTAGGTTTTGGGGTTGTGCTAACCCATAAGTCTGTGTTTGAGGCTATGCCGCAGCCTTGGTTTGATGTAGTATGGGGGGCGGGTGGTCTAATTGGCGAAGATGTGCATTTTTGCGTGAAAGCCTTAGACCACGGGATAAAGACTTTCGTGGATCACGAATTGAGCCTCGAAATAGGACACATCGGGACGCACGAATACCGGTGGAGCGATGTCGAATATGGCCCTAAGCACTTACAGCGATCTACAGACAACGATAGCTAACTATCTCTCGCGAGATGATCTTACTTCCGCGATCCCTGACTTCATCCAACTCGCAGAGATTCGACTCCGTAGAGATCTACGCTTGCGGCAAATGCTTACGCAAACATCGGTTACGGCGACCGGTGGAGTTGCGACAATTAACATCCCTAGCGACTTCCTGCAAGCAAGGGATGTGTACGTTGACTCTGACCCCGACTTCCCTATTACGTTCGCAACGCCGAACATCTTTATTCGGAACGGTAGGACGAACGAAAGTGGTGTACCGGCTTTCTACACCATCCTTGGGTCTACGATTCAACTTGCCCCAATTCCTGACAGTACTTACACGATCAAGATCCTCTACTACGCCGCGCCTACGTTTCTTTCTACAGGCAACACGTCAAATCTCTGGCTTACGACCTGTCCGGACGCACTTCTCTACGCGTCATTAGGCGAAGCAGAACCTTACCTGATGAACGATCCTAGGCTACAAACCTGGGGTACGCTTTATGATCGCGCGATCTTCTCGCTAACAAGGTCTGACGAAGAGAGTCAGTATTCAGGTGTGCCGCTAACCATGACGGTAGCGAAGCGATGAGAGTGAACTTTGGCGAGTGGCTACCAGATCAACCTGGGGTTGCTGGTGCGCTTGTAGACGCTAAGAACGTTATTCCTCAGCAAGTTGGTTATGGCCCAATATCTTCGCCTTCTGAGTGGTCGAATGCTGCCTCTGAGGTCTTAAATGCCGTTGTTGCTGCTGCCGCTCCTAGCGAAGCGGTAACTGTTTTTTCAGGTGGTGATACCAAGTTATTCAAGCTAGAGACGAACCTCAACCTTACGAATGTTTCTAAGGCAGGTGGTTATACAACGCCATCAGATCAGAAGTGGCGCTTTACCCAGTTTGGTAATCGAGTGATTGCGGCCAACGGTGGTGACAGGCTCCAGGGTTACCTCATGGGTTCGTCCACGGCCTTTGTAGACCTTGGGGCTGCTGCGCCTAAGTCTAGATATGTAACCACGGTTAGAGACTTTGTGGTTGCAGGATTTAATAACGGGTCAACGATCTACCCTAATCGCGTGGAGTGGTGCGCGTTAGGTGATGAGACAGACTGGACGCCATCGGCAACCACACAGTCTGACTACCAAGACATCCCAGACGGTGGGCATGTAAAGGGTTTGACTGGTGGTGAGTATGGTATTGTTTTTATGGATCGCGCGGTGGTGCGGATGTCCTATGTTGGTAGTCCGCTTGTTTTCCAGTTCGATACGATTTCACGGGGTCTTGGCTGTCTTGAGCCGAACTCGATCATCCAGTATGGCGGGTCGAGTTTCTTTTTGTCTGACGACGGGTTTTACGTCACTAACGGGCAAGAAGTTAAGTCTATTTCCGTAGAAAAAGTCGATAGGTGGTTCTTTTCGCAGGTTGATATTTCTCAGCTTGCAACGATGTCGGCTGCTGTAGATCCCCTTAAAAACCTAGTTATCTGGGCTTTTAAGACTGTCAATCAGACAACCGCGCTTTTGATCTACAACTTTAACTTGTCTAAGTGGTCTTATGCCATTGCCAACGTAGACACGATCGCCTCTTCGACTGCCATTACGACAACCTCATCTTCTGGGCTCACGTTAGAGCAACTAGACGTATACGGTAGCTTAGACGCGCTCCCTGCAAGCCTAGACTCATTTGGGTACACGGTTACATCTAACTTACTGACAGGTACGTTAGGCGAAAAGATTGTCGCCTTCTCTGGATCTGCTTTGACAGCAAACATTGTCACGCCTGACTTGGCCTTAAACGACATGCCTTCAGTGATGACGCTTATTAGACCTGTCGTTGAGGGCGGCTCGTGTTCCGTGCAGGTGAACTCTAGGCGCAGGCTTAACCAACAGACCGACTTTACTGGCGAGACCTACTCGGCCAATACCGATAACCGTATTGGTTTGCGTTCAGCAGGAACTTATCATCGAGTGAAAGCCATACCTACAGGCGTTTGGTCTGCTGCTGTAGGCTTGGATGTAACGCTAACCCCGCAGGGTATGCGATGATCTTTCGTACGCTGCCTCCTTTTGGTGGCGACCAGCGAGCCGTTGCTGAAATTGTCCGTGGCATCATGGACGGTAAGACGAATAACACCGGAACAGTAACGCTCAACACAGGAAACGCCACCACAACCACGATTACGGACGCAAGGATAGGGGTAGAAAGCAAGATTATTCTTATCCCTTACTCTGCCAACGCCTATGTAAGCGGATTGCCTTTCGGCTCGTTTTATGACGTTAATGACCAAACGGCTGCAAGCACGACTGCATCGTATGCGGTTACGTTTTCAAACACTGACTTAAGCAACAACGTTTATCTTTCCAACTCCAGTCGAATCAACGTCAGGGCGGCTGGGAAGTACAACCTTCAGTTTTCTGTGCAGTTTGCAAACGCAGATACGCAGATCCAGGACGCTGACCTGTGGTTGAGAAAAAACGGTACAGATCTAGCGAACTCTAATTCGCAGTTCTCAATTCCTAATTCTCACGGTGGCACAGACGGGCATTTAATTGCAGCGTTGAACATTTTTGTTGATCTTGCGGCCAATGATTACGTTGAACTTGTCTGGGCAGCAACAAGCACTCTGGTTAGGATTGAATACATAGGGCCACAGTCAAGCCCGACAAGACCGGCTACACCATCAGTTATTCTGACTATGCAGCACATATCAGACGGCCCTCTTATTTACGTTTCTAACGTGACGAATGGCAGCGCAACGATTACGCATTACCCAAACTCGACATCAAACATGACCTACGGGTATGTGGTGGTTGGATGAATGCAAGATACATCAAGCCCGAAGAGCTTAGGAAGATTTGGCCGTTCGTTAGGGCGGGACTGGAAGTCATTCTCAAGAAAAGTCCGGAGCAGTGGATACCGGAGGACATTTACGCAGACTGTTTTGCGGGACGATCACTTCTTTGGATGTACTTTGAGGACAGTTATCCTTGCGGGTTTGTTGTTCTTCAGCCTATCGGCGATAATTTGCATATTTGGTGCGCTTATGGCAAGGGAGATTTTGATGCAGGCATGGATCATGTTCTCGTTCTTGCGAGAGAAGGTGGCGCAAGGACTATCAGCTTTGATTCGTGGCGTAAAGGCTGGGATCGCAAAGCTAAGGCGTTAGGTTTTCGGCCCCGTAAGTGGGTAAGAGAGGTTTGATATGTCTGGTGGCTCAACAAACACGGTGACGAGGACGGAATTAGATCCGTCTCAAGCCCCTTATGTCCAATACGGTCTATCTGAGGCTCAACGTCTCTACGCTACTGGAGGCCCACAAGCCTACACAGGCCAAACCTACATTGGCCCATCCCAACAGACGCAGGCTGCGCTTTCTGCTATGCAGACAAGGGCTATGCAAGGCAATCCGCTTGTACCTTTGGCGCAACAACAGCTTGCAAGTCAGATTGGTGGGGGTCAAGCTGCAACACTTAAAAGTGAATTTAACCCTGTTCTGAAAAACACGTTAAGCGGCAGTTTTCTTGGGCCTAATCCTTACCTGACTCAAGCACTACAACCTGGTTTTACGCAGGCTTCTCAGGCTTATCAGGACGCTATCAATCAAATGCGGTCTAAGGCTTCTGCCTCTGGACGTTATGGAACAAACGAAGCACTTATGAGCCAAGAAGCAAGGGCACAAGGTGCGCTAGCAAATGCGCTAACCAGTCAGGCAGGGCAGCTTGCTTATCAGAACTACGGAGATGAGCGAGCAAGGCAGATGTCTGCGCTTGGCTTGGGTGCTAACTTGTACGAACAAGAGCGAGCAAGACAACAGGCTGCGATTGGTGCTGCTCCAGGCATGGCAGCACAGGACTACACGGATATTGCACAACTCGCACAAGTTGGTCAGACAGCAGAGCAGTACCAACAAGCTGCACTTGCAGACGCGATCCAGAAGTTTAACTATCAGCAACAAATGCCTTACATGAACCTACAGAACTTTTTATCTTCTGCCTATGGTGCTCCTGCTGGTATGCAAACGATTCAACCTAGTTACTCTAATCCGCTTGCTGGTGCGCTTGGCGCTGCATTAGCAGGAAAGGCTTTATTGTCATGAGTGGCGCAGAGCCAATTATCGCTGCTGAGGTTATTGGTTCTGCTGCTGCGGCAGAAGGTGCTGCGGCTGCTGCAAGTGCGGCATTAGCGGCAGAGGCTGCAACGGCTGCTAGCGCGGCTACAGCAGCACAAACAGCGGCAACGGCGGCGGGAACGGCTAATCCATTTCTAACGGCTGCTTATGGAAGCCTTCCAGGAATGACGATGGGTTCACAGCAGGCAGCAATGCTTGCAGCGCAAACAGGTGAGTTTGGTTTACCTGGCCTTATGTCTACGGGTGGTTCTGCAACTTATGCAGGTGCTGGAGGCCCGCTGGCTAAGATGGCATTTTCGTCTGGTACACCTTCAAGTATGCGGATGGGTATGCAAGGCATGAATATGTTGCAACAATCTGCGCCGAGGCCTGCTGCTGCTCCTGGTATCCGTAGAGGTCAGCAGGTAGCACAAGCAGATTTTGGTCAGTTACTACCGCAGCCGATCCAGCGCAAGCGGTTATCGTTGTTGTGAGGACGGTATGGACGAATACTTAGCTCGATTGTTTGGAAGTCAACCATCCTACATGGGGCAACTCATGGGGGCAGAGGATGCAGAGCGACTCCGCCAAGAAGCACAGCGTCAAGGTCTGTTAGGAACGGGTATCGGCTTGCTTATGGCTTCTGGGCCATCTCAACAGCGTCAAAACATCGGGCAGATCATCGGTCAGGGTTTGATGTCAGGACAGCAAGCCTACCGTGGTGCAATGCAGCAAGCGGTGCAGGATCGTGTAACAGGTCTACAACTGCAACAAATGCAGAAACAGATGCAGGCCGAGGCAAATCTTCCAGAGGTTCTAAGGGCTGGCATAGTAAGGCCCGTCACTGCTCAGCAAAGGCCATTATCAGAACTTGAGATGATGGAAATGCCTACGCCGTCAGTGGAGGAAAAGACTTACGGTATGCCTCGTCTTGATGTCGAGCGTTTATTGTCTGCTGCTGTCTCTAAGGGTGTCCCCATCGACAAGGCATTAACTGCTGCAAAGACAATTCAAGGGGCGATGCAACCTGAAACTAAAGAGGCTGGCGGCATCATTTATGAACGGATGCCGGACGGTAGTTTCCGCCCAGTTGCTGGCAAGCCTACTGTAACAAGCCTCAAGAAAGGCGAGTCCCTTGTTGTCACTGACTTCAATGGAAAAACCCAAACCGTTATGGCTCCCACGCAACAAACTGGGACAGATGAAAACCCATTTACACCATTGATTGCTGGCGGCGTCTTGCATCCATCGGTTATGCAGTTTGCTACTCAGTTGCAACGTAGCTTTCCAAACATGGATGAAGATAAAACAAACGCAAACATGGCTCGTCTAACTGAGATGAGCAATCGAGCTTTTGAACGAGATCAATCAAGACAAGATCGCGCAGCAACAACTGCGTTAAGCAACCAACTGGTTGGTTTGAGAATAGACGAAGCTAGAGCAAAACAAGAGCAAGCAAAAGACGGCAAGCCTTTGCCTGGGCCTGTTCTTAACGATCTTGCTAGTAAATCAGAAAACGCAGTCAACCTTAGAAGTCTATCCAATAACTTTAAGGATGATTATGGTGGCTATCGCATGGATGCTTTAGGCAGAGGTGCGATTATGCTTGCCTTGCGCTCTGACGATCCCGCCAAGAAAGATTTCGGGCAGTGGTGGCAACAGTACGATCTATTTGCAAACCAGATCAGAAATCAACTGTTTGGTTCCGCGCTTACCAGAACAGAAGCCTCTGCTTTTGAGTCTGCAATGGTTACTCCTGGTATGTCTCCGACGCAAATCAAAGCCAATCTTGGTAGGCAGGCAGAAGTCGCAGAAGGTGCATTTAAGAAAATGTCAGACGCAGCAAGAGCGCAGGGATATAGTAAGTCTGCGATTGATGCTTTAACGCCTAACGTTACGCCGCAAACGCCTGTAGGAAACGAACAAAATCCTATCAAAGTCAACTCTAAAGCAGAGTATGACAGGCTGCCTAACGGTTCAGTTTATATAGACCCGCAGGGTCAAGTGCGTAAGAAGGGTGGTTAATTATGGCTAACTGGTGGGATCAAGATACCGTCTTAGGCCAAAAGCCTGAGCAAAAGCCATTATCTGCCGGTCAAGTCGTAGAAGGCGCAATTACCAACTTCCCTAAGTCTTTAGGCAACGTTATTGGCGGTGTCGTTGAAGCCGTTACAAGCCCAATCCAAACAGCTAAAACAGTCATTGATCTTGGCGCAGGCATCTTGCAAAACATCCTTCCTGAAGGCATGGTTCGAGCTATTGGAGAAGATAAAGCATCTAGGGAACTTGCTAACAAGGTAGGTCAGTTCTATACCGAGCGTTACGGCAGTGTGGAAGGCGCGAAAAAAGCCATTGCTACCGATCCTGCTGGAGTCCTTGCGGATATATCCACGGTTCTTACTGGTGGCGCAATGGTTGCACCTAAAGCCGGTGGTGTGTCTGCAACATTAGCTAAAGCAGCCTACGCAACAGATCCTCTGGTAGCTACAGGGAGAACCATTGCCGCCGGTACTGGAGCCGCAGGAAGAGGCGCAAAAGCAGTTCTTGGGTCTACTACTGGCGTTGGTACGGAGGCAATTCAGCAGGCATTTGAGGCTGGCAAAGCGGGAGGTCAGCAAGCCAAGTCTTTCACAGAGAATCTGCGCGGCAAGGTTGGGGCAACCGAAGTCCTCGATATTGCCAAGCAAAACCTGTCTGATATTCAACAGGCCAAGCAAGCAGAGTATCGCTCTGGTATGGTCAACATCAGGAACGACAAGACGGTTCTTGACTTCACGGGCATTGATAATGCGGTTAGCAATGCCATGAACAAAGTGATGTACAAAGGGCAGGTTAAGAACGAGGCTGCCGCTAGTCAATTAGGCAAGGCGCAGACTTATATTGAAGAATGGAAGGCTTTAGACCCTGCTGAGTACCATACCCCAGAAGGTTTGGACGCTCTCAAGCAGAAGGTTGGTGATGTATTAGAAGGCATTCCTTTTGAAGCTAAGACAGCAAGAACTGCGGTCGGAGAGGTTTACAACGCCATTAAGGGCGAGATAACCAAACAGGCTCCGACTTACGCTAAGGTAATGAAGCAATACACGGATCAAAGCGATCTTATCCGTGAGATTGAACGTGCGTTGTCTTTAGGTCAAAAAGCCTCTGCTGATACCGCGATACGCAAGCTACAAAGCCTAATGAGGAATAACGTAAACACCAATTACGGAGAGCGACTGCGTCTCGCAAGACAATTAGAACAGCAAGGTGGTAGGCAGTTAATGCCCGCACTTGCTGGTCAGGCTATGTCCGACTTAACGCCTAGAGGCATTCAGCGAGCTACTGCGCCGATTACAAGCGGCATGGGTTTTATGGCCGGAGGAATCCCGTTGGCTGCTGGTACCGCTTTGGCTTCTTCGCCTAGAATTGTTGGAGAAGCAGCCTATGGCATGGGACAATTGCAACGTGGTTTGTTAGGTGCTAGATCAGCAGCGCCAAATCTCCCGTATCAAGGATTGCTCAATATGCTTTACCAGACGCAGCAGCCGAAAGAGTTGATGGAGTAATCATGGCAAAGACAAAGATCTCTGAGTTTTCCTCAACTCCAGGCAATAACACCGACATTGACGGTATCGACATTGCCGAAGGTTGTGCGCCTAGTAACATCAACAATGCTATACGGGAGTTGATGAGTCAGCTTAAGAATCAACAAGCTGGGCTCGATGGCGACACGTTTACCTCTTCTGACGTTCTTACAATCCAAGGAGTAGCGGCTAATGCAGGTCGCATTCGACTAGGCGAGGACAGCGACAACGGAACAAGCTACACAGAGTTACGCGCTGCCGCTTCATTAGCCTCTAATGTCACATTCGTACTTCCCTCTGCTGATGGCACTGCTAGTTCGATTGTGCAAACGGATGGGTCTGGTAATTTATCGTTCCAAGCCTCTACCGGCACAGGTAATGTTGTAAGGGCATCTTCCCCGACACTAACAACGCCAGACCTTGGCACTCCTTCTGCTGTCAATCTAACTAATGCCACTGGCCTTCCGACTTCTGGCATAACCGGATTGGGTACAGGTGTAGCTACAGCTTTAGCTAACAACGTAGGCTCTTCTGGAGCCTTTACGACGTTTAACGGCGCGATGGGCACACCATCGAGCATTACCCTCACCAATGCTTCAGGAATGCCCCTGTCAGGTGTTACAGGCCTGGGGACGAACGTAGCAACTGCGTTAGGTGTAGCGGTAGGATCTTCCGGCGCTTTTGTCACAACATCGGGATCAGGTGCGACAGGCACTTGGAATATCGACATCCTTGGTAATGCGGGGACGGTTACCAACGGTGTTGTTACGACAGGATCTTATGCGAACCCGTCTTGGATAACTTCTCTAGCCGCGTCTAAGTTGACGGGATCTATTCCTATTTCAGCGGGTGGTACAGGCCAGTCTGATAAGACATCAGCGTTTGACGCATTAGCCCCGTCGACAACAAAGGGCGATGTCATTGCTCACACAGGAACAGACAATGTTCGCGTTCCGGTAGGTGCAGACGGTCAGGTTCTTATAGCTGACTCAACACAAACCACAGGCGTTAAGTGGGGCTCTGTTACTGGGGTCGGTACAGTCACTTCTGTTGGCATCTCTCCCCCTGCATTCTTAACAGCGGGTTCTGCGGTAACGAGTTCAGGAAATATCTCGCTTACCTATTCAGGTACGGCCATACCGATCACTTCTGGCGGTACAGGGTTAACTGCTTTAGGAACGGCTGGACAGGTTCTCAGGGTTAACTCCGGTGGGACAGCACTAGAGTATGGTGCGGCTGTAGGTGTTGGTGATGTAGTTGGCCCTGCAAGCTCTGTTAGCAATGAGATTGCATTGTTTGACGGGACTACCGGAAAAACAATCAAGGCAGCAACGACCACAGGCGTATTAAAAGCTACATCCGGTGTGCTTAGTGCTGCGGTTGCCGGTACGGATTACTTAGCTCCTGGTGGTGCGTTAGGAACTCCATCTTCAGCCAATCTATCTAACGCTACCAATTACAGCGTCACCAACCTTGCAAACCTTGGTACTGGGATTGCTACGGCACTCGGTCAGTCGGTAGGAACAGCGGGAGCCCCTGTACTTTTTAACGGAGCGTTAGGAACACCTAGTTCGGGAACGCTAACCAACGCCACAGGGCTACCAGTAAGCACGGGTGTCTCAGGTTTAGGGACGGGGGTTGCTACTGCTCTTGGTTTGACGGTAGGGACTACAGGCGGTGTTGTTACTTATGACGGTGATCTTGGAACACCATCTGCCGCCACCCTCACAAATGCAACGGGGCTACCTCTTTCGTCTGGCATCACAGGAACTCTAGGGGTCTCTAATGGTGGTACAGGCTTAACGGCTATTGGGACTGCTAATCAGTATCTCAAGGTTAACTCAGGTGCTACTGCGCTTGAGTTTGCAACCTTAACGGCAGGAGATGCTTCCGGCCCTGGTAGTGCCACCGATAACGCGATTGCTCGATTCGACGGTACTTCTGGAAAACTGATTCAAAACTCGACTGCAACGCTTTCTGATATTGGCCAGGCTGCATTCGTTGGTTATGCACGAGTAACTGCTAATACAGGTGCGGGAACATCCGGTTATCTTGAGTTGCAATCGACTGACTCCGGATCTGGAACTAAGACGCTGAGGATTGAGCCGAGTGCCGCTGCAACGACATCCACTCAAACCTACGTGTTCCCAACTGACTATGGGACTGGCGGTCAGTTTTTAAGTACAGACGGATCGGGAAATTTAAGTTGGGCTACTGCAAGCGGTGGTGGTAGCGGTGGCCCAATACTAGAGTCTCAGATTACAATCGGGCAGAACGTCACGATTTCATCAAACACCAACGGGTTATCTGTGTCTCCCGTCACGGTTTCGGCAGGTTATTCTGTAACTGTAGGCACAGGCCAAGCCTGGATGATTTTAGGGTGATTTATGAGCAAGATTAAACTTCAAGGCAATGCAAGCGGGACGGGAACGACAACGCTTCAGTCTGCCAACACTTCCTCTAACACGACGTTCACGCTTCCTGGTACGGATGGAAGTCCTAACCAAGCGTTGGTAACTGATGGTTCAGGGACGCTTAGTTTTGCCACAGTAGGCGGTTCGACAAGTAATGCGTTGACCATGAACAACGGTGGTTCTGGTGACGCATCAGGAACGACTTTTAACGGGTCTGCGGCCAGAACAATTAGCTACAACACAATTGGAGCTGTACCGCTTAATGGCGCATTAGGTACACCATCTTCTGGAACGCTCTCTAGTTGTACGGTAGATGGTACCAATCCTGTTGGATTTAGGAATGTCCCTGTATCCAGCAACTCAACCAATACGCTTGTAGTTGGCGATGTGGGCAAGTTGCTGTCGGTAACGGCAGGGCAGACAGTGCCTAACTCAACTTTTGCTGCCGGTGATGTAGTGGTTATTTTTAACAACTCATCGTCGTCCATCACGCTAACGATGTCGATTACGACGGCTTATATAGCAGGAACGGATACAGACAAAGCCACGATGACGCTGGCAACAAGAGGTGTGGCTACGATTCTATTTATCTCTGGTACGGTTTGCGTCGTTTCTGGGAACGTGTCATGACGGGTATTTTATCTGTCCTAATCGGACAAGTATTTGCTGGTGGTGGCGGAGGTGGCTACACCGTCGTCCAAACCTTTACGGCTACCTCAACGTGGACCTGCCCTACTGGGGTGACAGAGGTTGAGTATTTGGTAGTGGCTGGTGGTGGTGGGGGTGGGACAAATTCTGGGTTCAATGCTGGTTGCGGCGGAGGTGGAGCAGGTGGTTTTCGCACCGGAACAGGTTTTGCAGTTACGGCAGGCACGGATTACACAATTACCGTAGGGGCAGGAGGTAGCGGAAGAAGTACCGGAACGTCATCAGACGGGGGGTCTGGAACAGATTCTGTATTCAGCACCATAACCTCTACTGGTGGTGGTGGCGGTGGAAAAGGTGCTAATACATCAGGGAATAACGGTTTATCTGGAGGGTCTGGCGGAGGCGCAGGCGGTGCCAATGCTCCAAATACAGGCACCGGGGGTTCTGGAAATACACCAAGCACATCTCCGTCTCAAGGTAATAACGGAGGATCAACAACTGGATTGAATGCTGGCGGCGGAGGCGGTGCAAGCGCCGCGGGTGGCACTGGAGTTTCGGCAACAGGAAATGGCGGGAATGGTACAGCTTCTTCTATTACGGGTTCTTCAGTAACTTATGCTGGTGGTGGTGGGGCTGGTGGTTATGGGTCTTATCCATCGGCGGGTACTGGCGGAACAGGAGGGGGCGGGAATGGCGCTAACGGGACTAGTCCAGCTACTCCTGCAACTGCTGGCACAGCTAATACTGGCGGAGGTGGCGGTGGAGTCGGCGGGAATCAGGGCGCATCAGGCGCAGGTGGCTCCGGCATTGTTATCCTCAAGTACACCGTAGCAAGTCAAACCGTATTTACGTTCAAAGGCACTACCAAGTGGAAATGTCCTACTGGTGTGACCTCTGTTGACTACCTTGTGGTTGCGGGTGGTGGGGGTGGTGGAAGTAGAGCGGCAGGTGCTGGTGGGGCGGGTGGATTTAGAACTGGAACAGGATTGGCGGTTTCAGCCGGAACAGATTACACGGTTACGGTAGGCGCTGGAGGGAATGGGAAAACCGGAGGCGCTGGAGGCGGGGCCGTTGGCAATAATTCTGTTTTTAGCACAATCACATCAAACGGCGGTGGATATGGAGGTGGCGCTAGCCCAGGTCCTAGTGCCGGTGGCCCAGGAGGATCAGGTGGTGGTTCTCACAATTCTCCTAGTGGAGGCTCTGGCAATACCCCATCAACATCACCCGCTCAGGGAAGTAATGGAGGTGCAGGGATAGGAAACGGTGATGGTGGGGGTGGTGGCGGTGGCGCTAGTGCCGCTGGGAGCAATGGAGATACTCCAGCAGGAGGCGCTGGCGGCGCTGGCACTGCATCGTCTATTTCTGGTTCTTCGGTGACTTATTCCGGCGGCGGTGGCGGCGGACATCCAACTAGCGCAGGCACTGGCGGTGCTGGCGGCGGCGGGGCGGGAAGTACGGGAACGAATGCAGCAACTGCTGGCACTGCTAATACAGGCGGTGGTGGTGGGGGTGGTGGATATTCTGGCCCGTCAAGTGGTAATGGCGGCAACGGCGGTTCCGGTATCGTAATCATCAAAATCAATCAATAACATGACTACAAAAACATATCGCTTCCTAGGCATAGACACAGCAATGCACCTGCTTCGTCCTGGCGCTAAGTGGGAAATATCAAACAACGTCTTTACACGGTGGGATGATCCACGGCCATGCCCAAGCATAGAAGAAGTGTATTGGGTCATTGACAAGATCAGAGAGTTTGAGGACAGTATCCCTACGATCTACACCGACGAGCAACTCAAAGAGATGGGCATAGCCAAAGAGGAGTTTGAGCGTGCAGTTGCATAACTTATTCCCCATCCCTGTAGGCTTTGCTGAACTAGGTCGCCCCTTGTCAGATGAGGAGTTGTTCTTCATCCGTGAGCTACAGACAAGACCGAATCAAGGCAACACAACAAGCACGAACAACTTTGTCTTGCGTGATCCAGCTCTAACGTCCCTGCGATCATTCATTGAAGATGCCGTCTCGGAATACTTCAAATCTACAGTCAATCCTAAGCACAACGTAAGCCTGAGAGTGACGCAAAGCTGGTGCAACTACTCAGAGCAAGGTCAGTACCACCACAAACACGCTCATCCCAACAGTTACATCTCAGGTGTGTTTTATGTGCAGACCAACCCTGATGACAGGATTTACTTCTACAAGGATGGCTGGCAGCAGATCAAATTCCCGCCTGACCAGTGGAACCCGTATAACTCTGAATCGTGGTGGTTTGAGGCTTATGCAGGCAGGCTGATTCTCTTTCCTTCGTCACTGACGCACATGGTTCCTGAAGTCAAAGGCGATGACATAAGAATCTCACTATCGTTTAACACCTTCCCAGTCGGTGTTGTCGGGGAAGAAATGGACTTAACTGGATTAAAGCTGGAGGCGTAATGGCTCACTTTGCCCGTATTGATGAAAATGGTGTGGTGCAACAAGTTGTCGTGGTGAATAACAAAGACACCTCTGATGCTTCCGGCGTGGAGAAAGAGCATATCGGCGCAGCGCATCTTGAGAAGATTCTTGGCGGCACTTGGAAGCAGACAAGCTACAACGGCAACATGCGTAAGAATTACGCAGGGATTGGATACACCTACAGGTCAGACATTGATGCGTTTGTACCACCACAGCCTTTTGCCAGTTGGACGCTTAACGCAGACGCTCAGTGGGAACCTCCGGTAGCGATGCCGACTGACGGTCAGATGTACGCATGGGATGAAGCAACCACTTCTTGGGTAGCACAAAATGGCTAACACCATCAACGCCACGTCAGGCATAGGCATAGTCTCTACGGCTGACAACACCAACATCCTTACGCTACAGACCAACGGCACTAACGGTCTTACGATAGACGCCTCTCAAAACGTATCGTTTGCTAATCAGCTATCGCTTGGTGTTAGCGGTACAACGATGCAGTTAAAACTTTCTGCCGCAGCAGAGACGGTAACGATTGCAGCAACAGCAGCCACAGGTACGGTTAACTTTGACGTATCTACACAGTCCATCCTGTATTACACAAGCAATGCCTCTGCTAACTGGACGCTGAATATCCGTGGGTCTAGTTCAACAACGCTTAACAGCATCATGGCTACAGGCCAGAGCGTGACGGTAACTCACCTAGTTACGCAAGGTGGTACGGCTTACTACAACTCAGCGGTTACGGTTGACGGTAGTAGCGTTACGCCTAAATGGTCAGGTGGTTCTGCGCCTAGTGCTGGAAACGCCAATAGCGTAGACGTTTACACCTACACGATTATCAAGACTGGTAGCGGTTCGTTCACGGTCTTTGCAAGCCAAACACGGTACGCATAATGCCTATCTTGTCTGCATTCGGTGCTGGCAGAACCATACCGGCGGTCGGTGGCGGTATTGTCGAAGGTGAATATTCGTATGACTTTGATGGCTCATCGTCTTTTACATATCCTGCCTCATCATCGTTTGCTATAGGAACTCAAGAATTTAGTATTGAGTGTTTTGTTTACTTAGACTCAACACCGGCGACAAGCGCAACGATTCTCGATTTCGGCTACGGAACCGGGAGTTCTCAACCTCAGCGTATTCAGTTTTACATCAACTCATCTCGTCAGCCTGTATTTGTAAGAAACAACTATCCAACAACGAGCAGTTCAACATTAGTCACTTCGTCTATTGCTGTATCGCTTTCAACCTGGACGTACATAGCCGCGGCTCGTAATTCGTCAGGTGTTGTTAGGGTATTTGTCGGCTCTTCTTCAGGCGGATCTGCAACGATCTCAGGAACCATCACAAGCGGGTCTGTTGTCACTCCATCGGTTGGTAACGGTACAGTTCAGACAACTCGATTCCTTGATGGCAAGATTAGCAACTTACGGTTTAATATTGGATCAGGCTCAGGGTTTAGTTCCGCAACTGTACCGACAAGCCAACTGACTCCAGTTGCTACGACTAAGATGCTTACTTGCCAATCTTCTACGATCAAAGATAATAGTGTTGCTAATGGTGGCGGGCCTTGGACGCTTACCAACTCAGGGGTTCTTGTCTCAACTTCTAGCCCATTCTAATCATGACTCCTGAACAAAAGTCAGACGTAATCGTAGAAGCAGCTAAGGCTGCACCTCCTGTCGTTATCACAACAGCGGTAACAGTAGGTGGTCTGACTTTGAATGAATGGGTTGCTATTGCTACCTTGCTCTACATTGTGTTACAGTCCGGCTGGCTTGTCTGGAAATGGTTCCATGCCATAAAAGATAAGAAGAATGAAGCACAATCTTCCAATAGTTAAAGTAGTTTGGGAAGATGC